CGCTATAAACTAAAGTCTTTTCGTAACTAGACCCTAAAATGTTTTTTTTCAGATGGGTATTTAGCGCGCTCGAGTTAATAGACAACGTATTTATCCTATCTATAAACAACTTTTCATCTATCGGATCTGATTCTGTAAAAGATTTAAAAGATTCCAATAAGTCATCAGCCATATTTTTAGTAGGATACCTTGCTTTTAATGAAGAAAGAGAGTATATGACATCATTCACAGATTCATCTATACCTAAATCAACCATAAAACGCTTAGAAGAATCTCTTGCCGATTCTAAATTATTAAAATCTCTTAACGACCTGAGATGGTCAATTATCTTATCAAAATGTAAAGAATCCATTGAAACAAGTTTCTCAAACCCCGGGCGTAAATGATCTGGTATACGTAATGACGACATGTTAAATTTAAATATGTTTTGAATACCTCTTTTTATTTTGATATACCTAATAAGGTTATGAGATATAATTATAACTCTTGCAAGTTAATAACTAAAATGAGATTATATAATATTTTATATATCTTTTTATATCTATTAGCACATATTTAACACATTTTTAACAAAAATCCCTACACCTGGGAGATGTAACAATTATTCCACTTCGAAATAAATCGTGTATATATAATGGTGATATTCCGGATGGAAAGAATAATCTTCAATCTTATGATCTAAATATTCTATATAGTGATAGGAATGTTCCTTTCTAAGATCCTCCTGTAAGTTTCTGATCAATGACTTGATGTTGGTGGAATCTTCGCCATGTCCGTATGCATCCTTTTCAACTGAAATGGTAGAAGTTATAATGCTTTTCATGTATGAAAGGTATTGTTTATTTTCCGGAATTGATTAATGACCGTAAATAAATATTAATGAAGCTCCACCTCAAAACTAACAACAAAACTCAAATGATCGCTGTCCGCCGTATCCAGGTAGCCTTCTTCCAATACGTGGTCTATATACTCAACACTAGCATACCCATGCTCTTCCTTCAAATCTTCGGACACTGTATTGATCAGTGACTGCAAATAAGCATGGCCCCCTTCCTCGGAAAGGGATGCTGTTGGAATTGTCAATCGGGTGGTTATGGTTTGTTTCATATGTATATTAATTTCCGTGTATCGACACCCTACCTCTTTTTCTTTGCCGCCCTTACGATCTTATCAACATCCATAGCAGACATGACCTCAAAATTGAACTCCTTGGTAATCTTTGATCCGTCATCTTTCAGGATAACCAGCACCATCTTTTCATTTGCAGGCTTACCTGTTTCTTTATATACTTTCTTAGTCCTATAATCATTGAACAATCCCGTAACGCCACTTACCCCCGATCCGTTATCGAATGGAGAAACCAATGAGGGATTTAATTGAGTACCGGGTGCAATCTTATCGTTCTTGATTTCTGAGTTTACATCTTTCATATAAGTTTTGCCAGGCAACAATTCCGCAGTTTTTCCATCAATCACAAAGTAGCTGTTGTTATAATCAACATACATCATCCCATTAGTTTTGTTGGTAATGATGGGGTCAACATATGTACTACCAATCTTTCCGATCGCAATCTTGACATCTCCATCCTCAATCAGTAATGAATCGGGATGCACTCCATTTACCTTAACATAAACGTATCCTGTGTTTTTCCCAAAATCCTTTTTCTCTTGGGCAAATCCGTTAAAAGCAAATAAAGTTGATATAAAAAGTATAATTACTGATCTCATGCTGATTGGTTTTTGACAAATATATCACTTTCAATACGTTTAATGAACAGTCGCTATTGTTCACTCATTCGATTTTAACAAAAGTTGCATATGCGCTAATTTTGGAAACAAGGTCTAGTGCGAGGTAGCACTTCACCATTTGGGCATAAACTGTGAAGGACGGCCATCCTGATCGGGCTATTACTAAAAAAGATAAGAACGGATGAATATCAAAGAATCAATTAAGACACTACTTCAGACAAAGTTTGGGGGCGTGGTACTTTCAGAGGCAAGGATTGAACAGTTTGCGAAAGGATTGGCAAACGTGAAGGATGAGGCGGAATTGGAATCGCAGTTAAACGTGGTTAACCTGGTTACACCATTTGCGGCGATTAAAAGTGAGGATGACAGGGTGAGAAGTCAGCAAGCAGAGTTGGAGAAGTTGAAGAAACCAGCGCCGACGCCGACGCCACAACCTGAACCAACGCAACCCGAGCCAGCGCCAACGGCAACGCAGGGATTAAGCATTGAGGATATCAACAAGGTAATTTCCTCGGCTCTTAAACCTCTTGCGGATAGTGTAGCAGGTTTGCAGGGGCAAAAGCTCGTTACCGACCGCAAAACAGCAATCCTAGCAAAATTGGATGGAGCAAGTGAGGATTACAAAGCGAAAGTTGTACGTGACTTCGGTTACATGAATTTCGCAGACGACAACGCTTTCGGGGAATTCCTCGGACACGTTGAATCTGATTACGCTGCTCACGTTCAGACACTAGCTGAAAGTTCATTGGGGAAAGATGCGCCGTTCGCGGGAGTAGGTAAAGACGGGAGAGTATTAGAGGCTTCAGAAGCTGAAATCGAAAAACTCTTCGGGGATATTAAAGTTTAATTATTTCAATTCAAATGGCAGTACAAGCAAATTTAGTTGATGAAGCCTTAAACATTGATACATCTAAGGATAGTATTGTTATCATTCATAACATTTTCTCAATTCCAGGAGGAAAGACTTTGGATGTTACAGATTTTACTCCTGACATTATCAATGCTGGTCACATCATTATCAAAAACGCGGCAGGCGATTATAAGCCTATGCCTGTAAACGCTGGGGCAACAGCTTATTCAGCTTTACCAGCAGACCATTCATACGCAGGAGTATTAGTGGCGACAATTTTAAAGAAGCGTCCTTTCGCAGGGGTCATGATTAATGGATATGTGAATGAAGTAGCATCGCCATTCCCCGTTGCGACAATTAAGGCTGATTTCTTGACGGCATTAAATTACAAGGTTGAATTTAGATCAGATTTATCATAATGGCAGAGCAAACACAATTTATTAAATACGTACAGAAGTATTTTACTGGGTTTATTGCTTCTGTTTACAAGACTATCAATGGTGAAAAAAATGCACCGAAGTACTTGTACAAATCGATGCTTACTCCAAAGCCATCGGTTGATGGTAAATGGACATCATTATTAGCGGATAATCAAAACGTAGCGGCAGATGTCGTTGCAATGGATTCTCCATTACCATTGAAATCACGCCCTTCTTTAGGAAGTGTGAGCGGGGACATCCCTAAACTTGGTATGGAACTGAAAATGAACGAGAATCAACTAGATCAAGTTGATACCATGCGTGCAAAAAATGCTGACATCAAAGAAATTACAGAAGAGATTTTTGATGACACGAAGCGTTGTATTGTCGGTGTGGAAGAGCAGAAAGAATATTTATTCTTGCGTGGCTTTTCTAGCGGCGTGGCTTTGACTGATAGCGACAATGTTGGTTCAGGAATCCGTGTTAATTATGGGTATGTAAATCAAGCTGGTTCTACAGTAATTCTTTCGCAAGCAAATTTAGCAACAGCAACCCCTATTGCAGATATCAGAACTCAAATCGATAAGGCTGACGATGCAGGCGTTACTATTGGCTATATGTCACTTGACAAAGCGACATTGGATCTAATGCGCAATACAAATGAAACTAAAGATTTGTATGCTGTTTACTCCGGGAATTTTGGCACAACAAAACCAGCACCATCTGCTAAGAATTATCCTGATTTTCTTGAAGCAGAGTTGGGTGTTAAAGTTATTGTTGTTAACCGTTCCATCAAATTCGAAAAGGATGGGGTTAAGAAAACAGTGAAAGCTTGGGATGCAGGTAAGATCATTTTACACCCTGATATTAATGTTGGGCAATTGGTATGGAAGAAGCCTGTTGAAGCTGATCACCAATCAAAAGCTGTTGAATATCGCATGGGTGAACACGGTGCATTGATTTCAAAATATGTTACTCATAAACCTTTTGGTGAATGGACTGACATACAGGCAAGAGCATTGCCAGTTATCAATAATGTGAATGAAATTTTCCAATTGGATACTAAAATAGTCCAAGCATAATGGCAAAATCGAAACAGAATGAGGGAAAGGCTACAGCACCAGTGGATGTTGTAGCCAATACTTCGCAAGGCGGAGATACTCAAAAGCAGGAGGAAGTTACTCATGTAGTTACAAGTGCTGATTTGGAATCTAATCCTGATTTAGTGGGAGTTGTTGAAGTAGGGCAGGAAATCGGTTTAGGTGATGTAACTGAAGCCAATGAGCAACCTAAGCAGAAAAAGTATATCGTGGCAAATCCATTTTCGGACCTGCATGATATCTCGAAAAAATACGAGGAAGGCGACGATGTTTCGCACTTCTCGCAAGAGCGTCTGCAATCAGCGATCAACAGAGGATTGGTAAAAGAAGGGTAACCTAGCAAGGATAATGAGTACAGTAAAGGAAGTCATAGTGTCGATGATGGGGTATAAGTTCCCTGATGCAACGGTCAATGAAATATTATCAGAGCACGGTTTGTCGCCTAGCGAAACACGTGATACATCAATCGAAGAACAGACCAGAGCAATGGACTTAACGCGTGCGGATTTGATTGACTTCCTTGTACTTCAGTGGAAATCTAGAAAGGAGCTTGATTTTCAGTTCACCCAACAGGACGCAGATGCTTTGCTTGCCATTCGCAGGCGCATTCTGTGGAAATGGGGACTTGATGATACTCCGACGGTAAGCAGTTTCACCGATTTAAGCAATACGCATTAGATTATGATGTACCTAGAGGGGCAATATCCTGACACCTTGATACGCGAAGATGGCACTGAGTTACCATGTAGGTTTGTTCCTAGAAACAGTGGTAGCGGATTAAGAAAAATGGTAGACGGTAGAGAGATCGAGGTTAACTATACTGTCGCAATGCCTGTGGATTCTCCAACATTACTTTTTCAAGAAGAAGTAACAGGAGTTGATAAGACAGGATTTACGATGGCGCATAAGGTTCCAGTTGTATTGTTTCACCGAGGTGAGTTTCATTGTGTAGCATATTTGTAATGATCAGACTTGAACTAGATATGACGCCACAGGAAATCGATTCTCTCTTAAAAGAGCAATATGATGAAATGGGTAGACAGACTCTTGAAGCATTCAAACAAGTGCTGCAACGTGCATTGGAAATCCAAAGGGCAAAGATGCGTGCGGATGGTGGTTATAACGACGACACAGGTCAATTACGTTCTTCTACAGGTGGAATTATCTACAGAGATGGGAAGGTAATGTTTGAGGATTTCGAACTTGCGCCATACGGCACAGATAAAACGCCAGGTTTAAAAGAAGGACGTGAACTGGCACTGGCTCAATTACGAGAATCATCAGGTTGGGGAATTACTTTAGTAGCGGGTAAGGAGTATGCGAGTTGGGTTCAATCAAATCATGGCTTATCAGTATTGGTTGATGCGGGAAAAGAGATTGAGAAATCATTGGATCAGGCATTTAATGAGGTGTCGGTATAACAGTAGCAGGATATGGAAAAATCATTAAAGACTTCATTGATTGCACAGGCAGACATTAAGGCGTTGCTCGATGCAACTGCATTACCCACAATGATAACAGGTCAGATTCGCCATAACATGCGAGTGTTGAACAGTACCAAGGAGGATATTATCATTAATACCCTTTATTGGGATGGGGATCAATTTCAGTCCGGGATAATCAATGTGAACATCCATGTACCGAATTTGAAAGGGCAATATGGGGAAGGGGGAAGTACGCAGGACCGTACCCAACCTAACATCCCGCGCTTTCTGGAACTCGCAGCGATTGCTGTGCCTGTTTTGGATTTCCATGATGGTTTTGATTTTTCCTTGCGTCTTCGTAACCCCGGTAAATTGGAAAACTTCGGCAACGATTGGCTTTACAACATCCAAGTTGACTACAATTACTTGAGAATAGATATTTAACCGCAAATGCGGTCCGGTGGCGACCTTACGCGAACGGTGGCGACCTTACGCATTGGTGGCGACCTTACGCAGAATTGAGGGTTTAACATTAATTATAAAGATATGTTTCCAGTAAAAGGAATTGAAAGTATTGAATTTGCTCCAGTAGGCGCAAATGGAACTTTACCAACAACCGGATGGGTAAAGGTTACCGATATCGAAATGGGTTCGGTTTCCATCAACATTCCAGAAGCAAACCGTACAAAGGTAAAGGTTGAGGATAAACCGGGTGTTTGGGCAGTGATCGCAGAGGAAGGCGACGGGGCAACGGTAGTTCTTAAGTCATTGAACTTAGAACCAACTGCAGCGGATTTGCTTTTCAAAGGTTTGACCACTTCTACATCAACCAATAAATTTGAAGCTCCTATCGATGGCGCTACGAATGTGCAGTTAGCCTTCCGATTGACCACCAAACCGCGTATGGGCAACAAGATGGTTTTCGTGATCTTGAATGGTGCCGTTACTGCAAACTTGCAGAACACGATCACCAAAGATGGTGCAGATTTCTTGGCTATTGGTGCAACGGTTGAAGCTACGGCAGTTTCTGATGCAGAAGGTGCAGCAGTCGCTCCATGGTATTACGAAAAAACTCCGGTGGCATAAAACATAACCCCGAACGCCATCTTTTCATAAGGTTAGTTGGCTAGTAGGGGTTTATTTAATTCACCCATTTTAGGATTCAACACCCTTTATGAAACAGAAAGAAATTGCCGAAGTGGTTGCAGATCTGCCTACCGAAATTGGCACGGTTCGAATTAGCTACGGAGGTTGGTTAGGTCGCAAATTAGGATTGAAGCGCCAAATGACACTATCCGTCGCAGGTCAACCCAACGGAAAGGTTGAGCTGATCGGAGCGCAACTATTCGATATGGTAGGGGAGGATGCTCTTAAGAAGCTGAATCAGACTGATCAGATCAATTTACTGCTCAAGAGCAATATCACGCCTGTCGTAAATATTATCGCGCTTGCAGTTTGCCGTGGAGAAAAGATGCCATCACGTGAACTCGTTAATGCGATTAAATTCGGGTTGACTATGGAACAATTGGAAAAGGCATTCTATGAAGTCTACCGGAGGTTGGACTTAAAGGCTTTTTTCGGCATTATGGGTTTCGCCAAGAGTCTGCAGCTAAACCTTTTCCAGGATCAAGAAGTCCCTTCGCAAGAATCATAAACATGGCGATTGCTACCAAAGGATGGAGCGAACATGAATTATTATGGAAAATCCCCTTTCAGAAGTTGGTTTTGTATAGCCTTTGCATTCCATCATACGATAGCGGAGGAAAGCAAGGTGGAGGTGAGGAAATAGATGCCTTTGATTTTTTTGAAAATTTGTAAATCGACCAACAACATATAAGATCGTGAAATAAGATATAAAGAAAAAATTCCAAAATCCTTCGAACTCAAGGAGGTACATATACTTGACAAAGTCAGCAGATAGCTAAACCCAATAGTTATCTGCTTTTCGTCATGCATTTAAGTGAACATTCGACAGCGTTCATTTATTGCAATTTATCTTTTGTTGCATATCTGCTAATTTTGGAAACATGGCGGATCTACGTTACAAAGTTGTTGTTGATGATGCAGAAGCTCGCAGGAAACTTGCTGATCTTCTCAAAGGGACTGGTGTGTCATCTTCCCTTGGAGGAATGGCGGACGATGCTAAAAAAGCAACAGCTGGCGTGGATGAGGTTCGAGCTGCTCAAGTAAGATTGAAAGAAGCACAAACGGCTTCAATAAATGCATTACGTCAATATCGTGAGGAGGTAACCTCGCAAAAGAAAGCACAATCGGATTTACAGGCTCAGTATCTTCAGGGGCGAATCACCTCTCAGGAATATGCTCTTGCGCAGAAAAAGATTGCTGATGCTCAAAAAGAGGCAGCTCGTCAAGCGAGAGAAACCAAGCGTGCTCTTTCTGAGAATCGTGAGTATAATAAACTTACATCTGAACTTAACCGTCTACGTAACGCAAGTAAGGATGCTCTTGCCGAGCTTGCCCGAATGGAGCGCCAAGGATACAAGAACAGCGCTGCATATAAACAATTGGAAGCGAGTTCTCGCTCGCTAGTCGCGCAAACAAACCAACTTGATCGCACTGTAAAGAAAATTGATGTTACAGTTGGTCAACATCAACGTAACGTTGGAAATTATTCTGACGCTATTGGTATGGTCGCACCCCAACTCAGTCAATTTGCAGGGCGTTTGGGCTTGGTGGCTGCAGGGGTTGCTGCTGTAAATAAGTCGTTCACTTCCAACCTTCGTATTGAACCGATAAACCAAGCGCTTAAATTCACTTCGGGCACTGCGACTGAATTTGATAGAAACCTTAATTTCTTAAGGGAAACTACTGATCGATTGGGTTTGGAATTCATTTCATCTGCTGAATCATTCAAGCTTTGGCAGGGAGCAGCAAAGTTCTCTAATATGACTGCTGATGAAAGCAGAAGGATATTCGATTCGGTGGCAAATGCTTCCGCAAAAATGAAGCTCTCCAATGATCAGGTACAGGGTACTTTCGTTGCTTTATCGCAGATCATGTCAAAAGGTAAGGTTCAAGCGGAAGAATTACGGGGGCAATTGGGTGAACGTTTGCCTGGTGCATTCTCTTTGGCAGCGAAAGCAATGGGGGTGACCGAACAGGAATTGAACAAGATGCTTGAAAAAGGCGAGGTGATCGCAAGTGACTTCCTTCCAAGATTTGCTGACCAACTTGATATTGCCTTTGGGAACGACAAAACAGAGCGCATTGAAGGAATGCAGGCTTCTGTGAATAGATTGAAGAATGAATTCGATCTACTTTGGCAGAGTGAAAGAGCTACATCTTTCTTTACTGTTCTTGGCGATGGATTTGCACGAATGTTCAAAGAGATCAATCTTATGGTCAATTCCAAATCATGGGCGGAATTCAAAGCCATTGCATTTGGTGGCTTAAAAGTGCATGAGGATTTTGTAAGAGATCGTGACCTTACCCCAGGACAAAGAGCGGTGCCAAGGGATTTTGATAAAAAATCTGCTAAGGAGCAACTTGCACTTATAAATGAGACAAAAACTGCTCTTGATGAAGTTGTAAAGAGGTATAACGAAATGCCGAATGCAGGTTATGCACATGATAGAAAGCACTTTTCAGATAAATTAGCCGAAATGAACAGAATATACTTCGGTAAAATGACCGGAGGTAAAAATACTACTTCATCCGATGGTGGTATAAGTGGTAATGATAAAGCAGAAAGAGCTGCCGAGCGTGCTGCTGAGAAATCTCGCCAAGCAATGGAACGCCAACGTTCCCTACAAGCACAAATCGACTCACTGGCAGAACAGTCCACTCGTAAGCAGTTATCCCGTGATGAGGAAGAACTTGCCTCGATCCGCGATAAATACCAAAAGATGCGCGAGGAGGTTGATAAATTCTATCGAGACCCTAAGAACGCAGGAAGAAAAGTGGATACTGGTAAACTTGCTCAGGCTGAGAAATTCGAGATTTCGGAGGCCAAAACCAGGCAGGCCACGGTAGAATTGACAAAAACACTCGATCAACAACGCGCTCTGTATGCGGAATACAATGCATATGTTGAGGAGAATGGGATTGAAGCCGCTCAAAAGATGTTCGGCAAACAAGCGGAATATGCTTCTCGGTATCGTGAGGATCTTAAGAAGGAACTTTTGCAGATTACTGCATTGCAGACCACAGCATCTCTTAATGCTTTCACGGGCAGTAATGTAAAATTGACTCAGGCACAAAAGGAGCGGGCAAAAGTATTGCAGGATATGCTTGCAGAACTGGATAAAGAGGACCAAGCAAAAGCCCGTGATAGGTTTGCCCGAGCGTTACAACTTGCAGAAACCTTTGCACAGAAGGAATTTAAGATTCGTAAGGAGCATAACGATGCAATCGCTGCCCTTGGCGATAATGCGAGCAAGGAACAGAAGGCGGCTCTTGAACGGTCTCTGAATGATCAATTGCGAACGCTGATAGAATCCTCTCCAGAATTCGAAAAGGTGATGCAGGATATTGATAAATCCTCTCAAGCGTTATTGTCGAATGCTTTTCAGACAGGTAAGGACACCATTATCAGACTGATTGATGGAATGTCAAAAGCGACTGAATCCGAAAAAGCCGCACTAAGAAAGATATTTGGTGATTTCTTCGATAAGGGAATAAAGGATGCCCGATTAGGGAACTATCAGGAGATAGCCAACATGACGAATGTATTCGGCGGTTTGGTAGATTCTTCGTTCCAATTTGTTGAAAATCTTGATAAAGGAGTTGACGCTATTGGAAGCATGATTTCCGGAGCAAGCCAATTAACAGGTTTACTTGGTAAATTCCTTAACAACGGAACGCTATCCGGTATTTCTGGTCCATTATCAATATTCGGTGCTGCATTCGGAATGATCGGCTCTGTGAGCAATTTCTTCAACCGGAAAAAAGAAGCTGATAACCAAAGGTATTTTGAGCAGATGCAATCTGCAAGTGATAGGCAGTTGAAGATGACCGAGGCAGTAACCTTGGCAATCCAACAGCAGGTTGATCTATTGAACGAACTTTACGGGGCTGAAAGACTTGATAAGTATGCTAAATCCCAAAAAGAGATTGAAGCTAATTGGAAATCCATCAATTCCCAGCTTTCAGGTAAGCTAAAGATGACAGGGGATGGATTCACGGATGATATCCTTACCAAAATAAACCTTGGGTATTCCCGAAATGACATCATAAACCAGTTCAATGTTGGATCTAAGAAATTTACTGATGCCTTGCGGATCTATTACGATGCAATAAATGGTAAGTACGGAACTTTCAATAAGCTTCCCGATGATATAAAAGCTGCTTCTGATGCGCTTGCCCAATTGGAGATACAGATTAAATCGAATACTGCCGACGCATCAACGATCGAACTGTACAACCAGCTAAAAGAAAGCATGGACCTTTACAAGGAAATCTCCAATAAATTCAAAGAGGAGGTGACCGGTACATCCTTCTCAGCTCTCCTTGGTAATATTTCAAACCTATTCTTCAATAATGGGGAATCATCAGGGGATGCTTGGGGGAAAGGGTTTCAAGGAGTAATGGAAGATTATATCAAATCAACCTTCAACCGTGAATTTCTCCAAGGGGCAACGCAAGAGTTCTATGATATGTATGATAGGCTTGCAAAGGATGGTCTAACCGACGATGAGAGGAAGTTATTACAGCAGAAATGGGATGATCTCCAAAAAGAAGGCCAAGCAAAACTTGATCAGTACCAAAAGGATTTGGGGATTGATCTTGGGGCAACGTCATCCAATGCAGGTGTTTCAGGCCGGGTAAATCCAAACATCAAGGAAACCACAGCAAGCGAGATCCTGGCTTTTGAGCGGTCACGTTATGAAATCGCAACAAAACAGCTTGGTTTATCTGGGCAGTTACTTGCAATAGCTAATGATAAACTGATTGCACTTAATTCGATACAGGTAAACACAGCGAATACGGTAGAGAGGTTGGACAGGGCAGTTGTCGAACTCCAAGCGATAAACAGGAACACATCACCACAATCAACAAGGCAATATACAGGATAATGTATTTCATCAACAACATACCGTTCTCGGATTTCGGACTTGTTCCGGGCAGGGCAAGCAATAGCAATATTGCGATATCCGGTTGTTGGGATATGCCGGAAAGAATAGGAAAGACGCACCATGTGTGGGAGGAATCCAATGAGATAGAACCATACCTGAGGGCAGATGAGATCTTCTTCGGAGGACGTGATATCAATGTCTTCTGCTGGCTGAACGAACTGGATAGACCGCGCTTCATTGAGAAGATACAGTCTTTCTATACGGTGTTGGATGGTCTGCAGAACGGATTGTTCCCATTGCGCTGCCCATTGGGCGAGTGGATGGTGCAGATCGTGGATGCGCAGCCCGTGAACTACCTGAACAAAGGTTATGGAAACATCCAGCTAAAATTCAGGCAACCTGTTGTGGAGATCAATGGTAGCCTTCCCGTAACCGCAAGTGGCGGAGTCGGTATGGACGGATATTCATTCGGAGACCTCGGGATGGTTAAGCAGCTTACGAAGAACCAGGCTGATAGAGCGTCATCAAGACAGCTTGAAACGGTATCATACAGCAGGGAGGTCATCGGAAAGGTAAGAAGGGAATCAAGGGAATTCACATTGGATTTCTTCATTGATCAACCAAGTTATCCGGAGTTCAAATCCTGCGTGGAAAATTTTGCTTACCTGCTATCAAGGCCGAACGCAAGAACCCTAAGATTGGACGACAACACCACGCGTGAGGTATTTGCAAAGGATGGTTTTCAGGTGAGTGATGTAAGGGTTTCAACTAATAGGGTGACGGCATTCCTTTCGATAAGGTTCACCGAGATAAGGATGCTTGAGAACTGGAATTTGTTGATGGACAACGGGGGATTGGTTCTGGTGGACAAACATGGTCAATCATTAACGGAAATATTAAAGAGATTTTAGAAATGGCGGAAGGAACAAAGGACGTAACTCAGGCAGAGGAAAGAACAGATGCATTGGCAACGGATGCTGTTCTGCTGGTAAATTCCATTACCAAGGAGGTACAGCAATTACCTCTTGAAAAATTGGGACAGGCAGTGGCAGGGGAAACAAAGGTTGCCCCTGCGGATTTTGACGAATTTTTTGGATTGTAGGATATGGCGGACGTAGTTAAACAGGAACCTATCAGAACGGTTTATGCCGATGGTACGGTGGTGGTATCGAACGTGCGGAATAAACGCACAAATGAAATGACGACATATACCGGAGTCTCACAATGGTGGGATGGAACCGCAATGGAAGATATCAAGGTTGATCAATATGGGACTTTCACTAAATACAAGCCCACAGGTGAGTATCTCCGCGAGAACCTTCCAAATTGGGGTGAGAATTTCTTCGAGGTGGATTCAGTCATAGAACTTCGCAGTTTAGCACCCTATTTTCAGCATCTTTTGTGGATCGGGTATTACAAAGGGGTTCGATTGAGTGGGTATAGGATAAAAGGTGATACCCCAAGTCCAATAGACTATCGACTATCATCAACCTCAATTCCCGATAATGGTGGTTCGGTCATTGAGGTCGGGCTGTTGAAGCTTGTTCATGATTTTATCGGATCTCTGAACATAAAATACTTTGGAGCCAATTCGACTTTGTCAGATAACAGGTTATACATCCAGAATGCATTTGATTATGCCCAAGGGAAGGGGTTGGAGGTTGTCATACCTAAAGATGAAGGTGATTATCTTGTATCTGATGCTGTGGCAATAGGCTCAAAGACTACTGTGAGTTTCTTGGGGTCATATATCAAGGCCAAGAACTATACAACTATAGGTACGATCATCTATAACAAACCCAATTCTGAGGATATCATTATCAACAACCCATTGGTGGATGCGGATAACATTATTGCAGGAGGTACAGGGGAGAATGGTATTTCCATGCAGAAGGTCAGGAACGTCAGGATATACGGAGGAGTAATCAAGAATTGTAAAAAAGGTATTGAGGCATACAAGCTGGGCGGTAAAGCTCTGCAGTTTGAATCTGTGGATATTGAAGATGTTATTGTTGATGGTACAAGGATTGAAAACTGTTCTTGGGCAATGTCGACCCAATATGATATCCAAGGCAACGTTGATGAGGGTAATACCAAGGTTGAGGTTTCTTTCAATAACATTTATGCGATCAATTGCGTAAACCTGGCAATACTTCATCAGATGAACGGTTTGGTAGATTCGGATAGGCATATCGTCAATCTTACAAATATAACCTCCGTTGATTGCGGGAATGAGGACGGGCTTATTGTGGTCAGCAGATTAAGGAATGCTAAAATAAACGGGTTGTCGGTTGTTGGCTCGAATTCTGTCAATTCAATAATCAGAGGTAGGCATAACCAATGTGAATTCAAGAATATCAAGGTCCTTCAGGATATGCCATCCCTTATCGATAATAGACCATCGTTCCATGGGGAATCGACCAACGCATCCATAAACAATAATTATGAATTCAAACTTGATTCGGATATTGGGCAGGTACTGACCACAAGTTCGGACTCTACATATTCGAATAGGGAATTGAAAGATTCAAATGTCATCGTAAATACAAGTAGGGATGACTTTGATTTCTGTTCATTGCAATCAGCATGGCCTACAACGAACATAAATATCATTTCACCGACCAAGACAATTCTGGTCAATACCACAGAGGCAGTTGCCCAAAATAGGAATACCCCTTCCGCTTACAACCAATCGATCTCAATCGGAACAGGGCGGAAGGTCAAAAGTGGAATGGGTGCTCCAAACGGAAATGTCCTTGGCGATGTAGGGGACATTTACCTTCAAGAGGTTAATGGATACGCAAATGTATATTTTAAGTATTTCGGCGGATCAACGAATACAGGATGGAACCATCTGATGCCAGCTTTAAGTGGTACTGCAGACCTAAGGCCGCCAGCTATACAAGCGCCAATTGGAGCGATTTTCTGGAACGTCACAAATAAAAGGATTGAAGTTAACGATGGTGCTAATTGGTTGGACATTTTTGCCCCAGCAACTACGACCATATATGGTATGGTCAAGCAGGCAGAGGCGACCCCATCTTTTGATGCTACCGATGTTCCGGGTTTGGTAAATCAGTTAAATGCCTTTCTTGTAAAGTACAAAGCATCAGGGCAAGGTGCTTCCTAATTAAATATAATGAACGAAATCCAATTATACAGAAACGGAGCGACGACCATCCTTTTGCCGATAGACGAGAATACGGTTTATTTTGATGAGTGCATGGGCAGGTTCGATATCACGGTAAAGGCAGTATCACCAACCCCATTGGATATCAAAATGGACGATTATCTTGAATACAACGGAGTAAGGTTTTCTATAAATATGCCGTTCCAACTTGTAAGGGGTTCGGTGTTTTCATACAACATCGTATTCGAGCATCCTTCCCGCGCGTTGAGTGATATCATATTCAAGCATGTTGGTGCTATTGAGTTCAGTTTTTTCGGCACACCTCGTGAGTTCGTTGAGCTATTGGTAGGCAATATGAACGTTGACGATTCGGGATGGTCCATAGGAAAATGTGATGATGGGGAACCCATAGCAATCGAATTCATATCCTCGGGCAATGGATATACATGTAGGGCAGCTTTGTCAACTATCGCGCAGTCTTTCGGACTTGAGTTCTGGTTTTCGGACAGCGGAAAGACAATCAACCTCACCAAGCAGGCAGGAGAGAGAACCAATATCGATTTTGAACACGGCCGTGGTAAGGGACTTTACTCGGTAGAGGTAGGATCGACCGAAGTACCATTGTACAATAGGATAATCGGCTATGGCGGAACTGAGAATATCGGCATTGATTATAGGAACGGGGCAACAAGGTTGACCTTTGATCCTGGATATATCGAGCGTCCGCTTCTGCCTGGGGAAAGGCGTAGGGAAACATCCATCATATTCGACGATATATTCCCCGAAAGGACAGGAACTGTTACAGATGTGTCGGTGGACAGGCTTACGTTGACCGATACGTCCATCGATTTTGATCTGAACGGTAATGCCATTGAAGGAGAATCTGCTAAAGTGATGTTCAAATCGGGGATGCTCGGTGGTAGGACATTTGACATTTCCTACAACCATAGTTCGAGATCTTTCCGACTTACACCAGCAGTAGAGAATGGTTATTCCTTTCCAAATGAATTCTTCTATCCGGTAGTTGGGGATAAATATAGTTTCGTTGGCATATACCAACCAAAGAGTTACGTCGATAATGCAGAAGCGAGGTTGAAAAAGGCAGTTGAGGATTCCTTTCGGAAGGAGCGTCCGCCATACCGTGTGGAGATCGATGAGAAATACATGCGGGAAAACGGATTTTCGCTCAAGTCTGGAGATCGTGTCCGCTTGAAGGATTCCGCATTGGGTATCGATGATATTATCCGTGTGACCTCTGTAAGCTTTCCTTTGGTAAATCCCAATAAATGTACGGTCGTGATCAGTGATAAGCTGACCTACCATCAGGATGTTCAGTTCGTTATCGAGCAGGAAAAGGTCAAGGAGGAAGTAAAGGTCGTGGATAAATCCGTTACCGAATTCAATAAGAACCAAAGCTATGCAATGAAACAGTTTCGCAGCATGGTATTCGATCCTGATGGCGGATTATCGGAGACGCTGCAGGTACTGGTGATTGAAGCAATGGCAGGTGTGTTCGGAGCGGAATCACAGAATTTTGACCTGCAGGGGGTTTTCATCAAGGCAAATGTCGATGGGAATCCGAACAAGATTACGTTCACTTCAGGAAAGCTTATCCATTACAAATATGAGATACCTGAAATTGGCAATGTTTGGAATATGGCCGCATTCGAGAAGAACGATCTTGTTCCCGGCACACCTTACTACATATCCGCTAAATGTTCCAAAACCGATTTGATAGGAACATGGGTTGTTTCGGCAACACCGATCGGTGTTGATGATTTGCCTGGCTATTGGAACTTCAATCTCGGGGTAACATCAAGTGTGATCGATGGGCAGCGCTTCACCAACATTACCAAGGGGTTTACCTACATCACGGGCGGACAGATACAGACCGAAAGGCTGATTGCGCAATTGCTGAAACTTCCGTATATCACCATCGGAAAGAACGGAAAGAACGCAATTGAGATATGGTACGACCTTGCGCAGACAAAGCTTGCCGTTACCCTTGGATTGGTCAACGGCAAGCCTCAGATGATATGGTATGACGAGCAGACCGGTCAGGAGATATGGAACGCTTCCAAGAACGGGATAGTGTATGTTACATCAGTACCTGAAACATGGAGAAATGAGGGAATGCTATTGGTACAGAGCCTTTCAGCGAGCGGTCAGCAGCCGGATATATCGACCATCAAGGCAAACATCCAGATCAATGCGAACAAGATAACGGAAGCCGCCACCAGCACAATGGAGATAAGGAGCGACTACATAGCAAAATACTATGACCCAGGGAACAACAACGAAACGGAGGTCAATGCGGTTTACGAGGGATACCATAACACCAATGTTAAAACTGATCCTTTCATTGCGAATGGATATTATGTGATAACCGGAATATCTCCAAATTTCGACACATACACTTCACCAAATAACGATAACTACTTCAAGGTAATGGTGGTAAAGATCTGGAGCGGGAAGTTAGTGGACACCCTCACGGTTGATGTAATGGTAGCATGGTAATAAAAAATAGGATTTAAACAGTAGTAAAATGTTAGTAAAAAATATTAATAGGTTTTTAAAAAAGTTGTTTTGTAAGCATTCATTTATATCATTTGGTATAAGCAAAGTATTTAGACAATCTCCATTTCATGAAAATGGAATTGGTTGGATGCATTATTGTGAGAGGAAAAAATGCGTAAAATGTGGAAGAAGAAAGGAGGTTGTTCTGTAATGAAAACAGGTGAGAAAGGATTGAAATTGATTAAGAGCTTTGAGGGATTCTACCCGAATCCATATAAAGATCCGATTGGTATTCCTACCATCGGTTACGGGTTTACATACTATTTACCGGATAGGCGTAAGGTAACGATGCAGGACAGACCATTGACAGAACATCAGGCAACATGTATGCTGCAGGAGATTTTGAAGGGATATGAGGGGGATGTATTGCGCTTGGTGAAAAAGCCATTAACCCAGAACCAATTTGATGCCTTGGTGAGCTTCACCTTCAATTTGGGGGCGTCAAACCTTGGCAAGTCAACGCTATTGCGTAAGCTGAACGTTAACCCTAATGATCCTACAATCCGTGACGAGTTCGCGAAGTGGAATAAGGCAGGAGGCAAGGTTTTCAATGGATTGGTCAGGAGAAGGAAAGCGGAAGCAGATTTATATTTCAGTAAGTAAGGGGATGAACGAACAAATAAGACTGGCCTTAAAAAGCCCATTAACGTATGCGTTAATCATAATCACCGGAGTTGCAACATATTTCGTCACCGCCTACAACAATAGAAGTGATGATAGCCTTCATGCGTGTAATGCACAGATTGATTATTTAAAACTACGTGTGGACAAATTGGAAAAGCAATTGGATGAATATACAAAGGCGGTTATGTTCAAGGATGCGCAAGTTAAGAATAGAGATCAGGTTATTGATTCCTTAAAGATGGAGGGAATAAAATGAAGAATTTAGGTACATATTTTCTGATAGCGATAGTAGCTATCCTTATCATTAAGATTGTTTGGTTTCCTAATGAAAAGGAGGTCAGGGTTGAAATACCACCCGAAATAAAGGAGGCAGTTAAGGCAACGGTGGATAACGTAAATAAGAATATCGATAAAAAGGGGTATGAACATGCCGTAATTGATGACAAGGAAAATATCATTAAATCCTTTGGCCAACTTGACGATACATCCAAACGTAAATTGGATAGCGTTATGAACCTTCTCGCCATTGAGCGTAAACAGTTCAAGGAATGGAGACAGTATAATACCGCCATTGCAGCAAAGGATCTTCCTGCTGAATCCAACGATACCGGATATTCCTTCAAGGATAAATATGCATCAATTGAATTCATAAGTCCAAAGGATACATTTGGCAAGGGAACATTCAACTTTACCTATAACGCGGAGATTAATTATGCCGAATACTGGAAAAAGGAGTGGTTCTTAGGGCGTAAGAAGAACTATATTGACTTTTGGATAGCTGACCCACGGGCAACAATCAATGGTGTTAAAAGAGTTAAGATTGAGCCTAAGCCCGATAATGTGAAGTTTGATCTGAATGCAAGTGGATTCTATACTAATCGATTGAATTTAGGCGTTGATGGGGGATTGAGTGTAGGACGAACTAGGATTGGAGCAGGCTATTACTACGATATGGTAAATAAACAATGGAGACCTTTGGTAAGCCTTAAATATAGGATATTGGAGTTTTAATAAAAAGCCTCTTAATTAGAGGCTTTAATATCTTCAATAGTTCTATCTAAAATCTTTTTTCCTTCTTCCCCCATTCCATGATACATTCCTTTTAAAAACGATATTGTGTTTGATGCTGATCCAGTAAATCCCCACCTACAATTGTTGAATGTACAACCGTTTAATCCAACGCTACCCTCTCCAGAATATACAAGTTTGCAACTCGTAAAAACACATTTAATAAAATTTTTATTGTCGATATTTATTGTTTCAAATTCGAACTCTTTTTCAATTATTTCTTTCATACTTACTTTTTCAGTATAAATTCTTTATCTGTCTTATCTGCGGATATCATTAGATTCGCGCTTTTACGAACCTTATTTCTGCTTATCCATTTCATAAAATTATCTTCATCTTTAAAATCACCAGGAGCATAAAGATTACCGTGCCTAAACCATAAAAAAACAAAAAACACACTTACTAAGAGAGTAGGGAAGGCCATAATAAATACAAGAAAAAATCTTTGGTTTTCAGCTAACAACTGAGGTAAAACAATAGTTCCGCAAACTTCCACAAGACTTGCAAATATAGCAATTATGGTTAGAGGATTGTCTATTTTTTTATAATATAAGGCCATAAATTCTAATTGGAACAGGCAAGGTATATATAAAAACTTAAATTTCAAATTTGAAGATATTTTGAAACCTCCATATAGATAAATAATTTTGTTAAAAAATTTACATGATCGATAATGGAACTTTTTAAATTTAGGTAAACATTGTTTTTAAATTTGAGAATGATTTTATAAAAAAAATCCCCAACAAATCTCTTTGCTGGGGGCTAATCAATTCTAATGGGTTTTATGAAGATCTTAAAAAAGCGCCTTGGTTAGTTGAGCTATCCAAGGAACACATTTAACACATGGCTTTTGAACCGTTGTGGAGATAATAAATGTTTCTTATCAAATGTATTGTTTAATATCCATATAAAGAAAGAATTAATGTTAAATTTTATTTGTTAAAACTTATTCCGGAGGAATGTGTTCGATAATATGTAAACACTAAAAATTAATATTATGGCATTTGACACAGCAAACGAGGACAAAGTAAGTAAGACAATCGAAAGTCAGACCGCAAAGATCCCATCAGTGGTATTTCTTGGCGCCGCACTTTTATCAATGGGAATTTCTGCAGCGCTTAAGTGTAGCAGGGGAAGTGACGACAAAGACGCATTATTCGTAGGCCAATGGGCTGCACCGTTTTTGTTATTAGGAATCTATAATAAGATCGTGAAGACCCAGGGGCATGATTAATTTCCATGTTTTTATTAAAAAATCCCCATATTATTTCTAATGTGGGGATCAATAATTAGTGATAAATGTTTAAAAATCTTTAATGCCCATGCCATCTATCACCACAAATCTACTCATTAAAATCCATTATTATCTTTATTCCAACAATTATTTTAAAGTATCTATATAAATAACACAAGCCTACGATCGGGAGATGCAGGCTTGTGAACCAATTATTAACCAGAGAACTGGAGACTTATATTATCAGGAATAAATATAGAAAAAATCCACCATATTGCATGATGGATTTAAAAAATAAAGCTAACATCATCACATGGATAACTTCCATAAATGTACAGATAATTTTTAAATCCCCCCACTCTTCCTTTTATTATCCACAAACCTTGTATAGAACCAATGCAATGCACTTGCCTCGTCGTCGTTCTTGGCGTATCCTTCCACTTCCTCACGGGATTTATCAATAAGTGTTGCCCCTATTTCGTTGAGTATAAGATCTCGGATGTTCCGTGCGTCGGTATTTTTTAAAGGTTTCTCGCATTCTTTGATTGCCTGGAGTATTATATCTATTGCTTCTTGCATGGGGTAAAGGTAGGGAAAAAGGGTGAGGGGTGGTTAGGTTACAGGACCGGTTTCCAAAAATCCGGGAATTCACCAATTTTGTAATCGTTTCCAGCAATATTAACATACCAAGTTTTATAATCATTGCCTATAATAGCCTTATGAATCTCACTTTCAAAAGTTAAAGAATCACTATTTTGATATTGAACTACAAAATTATATATTACACTATTTGTATGTCCATTGGACAATGCTTTCTTTCCTGATTGAATCACTAAATCAATATAATCTTGCTTTTCCATAATCAAATATACTAAATAAATCTATTATGTTTTTGTCCAGTTTTTTAGTGCATAAACTGGACGTTATTCATTTGATGTTCATTTGATAAAACCACAATCAACGGCCTAAATATCACTGTTTTAATAGTGTTCTTATTTGATGGTTATTTGCTGCTGTAATTTTCAATTGCCCTTTCAATAGCTCTCTCGGTGGCTTGTTGGAGAAATTTGTTTATACTTGTGATGATTAACCATTTATTATGAAAAAATTCTTACGTCAATATATAAAGCTTCCAATAATTGCAGTAGTTGCTTCTATTTTTCTAGGTATAATCTTCTTTATATATTATGATACTAACGATCTTTTTAGATTTCCGTTCAATTCTAATGTATGGGGAACGGCTTCAGATTGGATAATGATATTTGTTACAGTTATTACTGCAATTCTTCTTGTTAGAACGTTTGAAGAACAAAAAAGGGCTAATAACATCGCGTATTCTCAACATAGGAAAACAATATTGCCTAAATTTAGACTGGAAGGTCTTCATTTTGAAGATATTAGAGATAATGGATTTTTGCGAGTATATGTTCATGACAACGAATTATACGATCTTGATGTTAGTTTTATTAGCAATACTTTTATAGATGAAAGCCATTATTTTCCACAAGTAATGACTCCAAATACCAATTTGGTATTACATATTCGAGATTTAAATGAGAATCATACTGGAACTAGGCAATGTTGTTCTTTTACATACACAGATAATGAAGGAAACAAATACGAACAGCGTTTAGAACTACAGATTCCAGGTAGTTTTAGAATTACTCCTCCCAGATTGATTGAATAAAATATTTTTAAATGCTTTTTAATTTGTGCAAAATCCAACCTGTCATCCTGATACAGTATCTAAAATCTAATTAGAATTCTGCTTATACTTGTATTATTTTAATTATTGATCTAAAGTTGGAAACCTAATTATTAAAATTATGTGGTATTTTATTGGAATTATTCTATTTATTGCTGGTAGCTCAATATGCTCTGGTGTACAAAAAAGAGAACAAAGAGGGTAATCTTTGATGGTTGATATATGGATAGGTTGTATCGGAGTACTTTTATGCATATCTGGAATTATAGTATTTATAGTGGTTTTTTTTTAATTGCTTTCATTTCTTCTTATCTCTAATTTGGGTTAGACCTTGTCAATTCTAATGTCAAGCTCATTTAATAAGTCTTGAACAGCTACGCTTTCCTTGTTGAGGACAATTGCTTTTAAAATAGTCATAGCCACGCGTTTTAATAATTCTGAATCATTTGGTAAGCCAGTTGTATTATGGTCGATAGTAACTGATTTAAGACCTAATTCCTCATTCAGATGTATTCCTAATTGTATGTAATGCTTATCTGTCATCTTTCTTCTTTCTTAATTCCACAACCTTAGAGGAGGAGTTTAAACACTCGGTATATTCTCCTCTGATGTAATACTTGATTTTACAATTTGCACTTGATCATTGGCATCAAGGAAGTAGGTTGCATTTCCACTCGCATTCTTCAAGGCTTCCATTGCCGTTCTCCTTATAACTTCATCATAGAACTTTTCAAGCCTTTCGGCACAATAGAAGTTTCCATTAATTTCTTTTATGTATTCTTGATATGATGGATATCCTTGTTCCTTGGCAAGATCATCCTTGGTTAATCATTTATGCAACATCCCTGTATATGCTTAACCTTTCCTCAACACGTTCTGACAACTTACGAAAATCATGGTCGTACAGCATTAAGTCATCATAGGTTGCAATGTTATACAGTACTGTTGAATGGTCACGGTTGCCTATTACCCTGCCTATATCCTTAAGCGACATCTTAGTGTATTTCCTTAAGTAATGGCAGATAAGGAAACGAGCGGTAACATACACCCTCAATCGGGATTTGCTCTTAATCTGTTCCAAGGTTATCCCCATCACATCGCTTACAGCGTTTATAATAGGTTCTTCCTGTCTGTTAAGGAAGGATAGCTTACTGTAGCTATCCAGTCCTGCGTATATTAGTGGGGTCATGGTGCGAATAATTTAATCTGTCTTTCCTTCTCGTAGTTGGTGATAAGTATCTCCGTTCTCCGGTTCTTTAAATTCCTGCGCTCTCCAATCGTGATTACGTTCAACCCTCTTTGTTTTGCATTATCCAATATGAATTCATTATCAAACTCACTCATAGCGAACCGAACACCTGAATTGCAGAGCATATCGAAATGATCAATTACATCCTGTTCCTTATTATCATTGATGGAATACCAACCTTCTGTTTCGTAATACGGGCCATCGGAATAGATAAAAGAATCTGATCGTTTACATAGCGCTGATTCATCACAAAAGGATATCATCTTGATTACTTTTCTAAAATCCACGTTCATAAATCGTGCATCTTTCATGTACTCAAAAGTTGGTTCAATTCGGCTCAATAGGATATCCTTGGAATTGTCTGCGGTAAATTTGATGTTGTAACCTTTGGATAGGTAAGTGAAGTTTGAAATGAACAGAAAACGAATAGCTTTCCATATCGGATCTTCTTCTTTATTCTTCTTCCATAACTTCATGAGGCTTTGGTGAATTGGCATCAATTCAATTTGCCTATACAAATCCTCACGGTTATTCTTAACCACCATGAACAGATTGAAAACATCATCATCTAGATCATTAAGGAAATTGTACTTGACCTTTGGCTTATTGAAGAACATACCACCTGCTCCGAAAAATGGTTCAATGTAAATCTTATGCTCGGGAAAATGCGGAGTTATTAGATGTGCAATCTGCTGTTTGTTTCCGTTTCTTCTAAGTATCATTTTGAATTTATTGATGGTTAATAATCGTAATTCAACCCATCCTCCTGGAGATAGGCTATTATCATATCTGCTTGTTCTTGGATGGTCATCCTACTAAGATTTTATCTTTTATTTCCTGAGTAAGTCTTAAAATCTCTCTTGCAACCTCATCATTGATTTTACCATCCGACCATTCCGACTTTACAAAACTCTCTATCGTTTCTATGTCTGTATATATTTCCATTACGCTACCATTTTTAAAAGTTCCTCACCCTGACTTTCAGCCCAAGCCCGAACCACATGAGGAACTACACTGTTACCAATAAATTTCTTTTGATCCGATTGATTTCCGTGCAACTTATAGTCAGCAGGGAATCCCTGGATTAACTTCAACTCTGAAACTTTCAGCATTCTCATTCGGATATCTGATATCCCGTATATTGCCATGAATTCCTTTATCTTGACCATAGTTTCAGAATCATCTTCATAGATTTCAATTCTAACGGAATGATCTAGTGAATACTGAATAAAGTACAATGGAGCTTTGTCTTGACGTGCAATGATTGTTGGGCAAGGCTGCTCAATATGCATTGTATGACCACCATGTGAAGGATTGTATATAAAGCCTTTTGCAGTCATAAGAGCATGCTTATCCGATGTTAAAATTGTTCCTGCTGGTTGATTAATAGATTGATGATTGTGTTCGCCTGAATACTGTTTATCCAACCAATGAGCCTGAACCAAAGAAAACCTATCCTTTGTGGGGATTGTGTCTAATGGATCATTGATTGATTCACAACCTTTTTCATTACCGTAATATTTAGTCAGGAAACAAGGATTAATTAAATAATGATGTTTTCTACTTGCCAAAATTGTTGGTACGGGTTCATCAATTGATTTTGAAACCCCTTTATAGGAAGATGTTATTACGAATGGTTCAACGTTTACCAATGCTTGATTAGCAGCAGTAGTAATTGTCGCTAATGGACTGTTAACTGATACTATCTTATTCATTGGTCTACCTGAAAAGTATTTGGTAATGAATGCAGTTTGCACTAATCCGAACCTGTTTTCAGTGGGTATAGTATTGCATGGTTTTTCAATACTTGTTATACGGTCTTTACCTGAGTTATATTGAGCCAAGAAAGCTGATTTACCTCCAGCAACTTCTTTGATCAACCCTGCATAAATACGTTTGAGGGAATTCTCTACCAATGGTTTTTTACGTCCAAAAATACTTTCACCTTCATCCTCAAAATCCAATAGATCCTTTACGGCATTCCATTTCTTCAAATCGCTACCGAATAGGTTTGTTTTATTAGATCCTGTTTTGGAATGTGTAGGTTCTGGCCAAACAATAGGCAGTCCATTTTTTGCAAAGCATCCAAACAATCTATTACGGGAAGTGTAAGCTCCAAAGTCTGCCGAATTTAGTTCGCGCCAATCGTCACGGTAACCGAATGATTTAATATGCTCTCTCCATCGCATCCAATCAATTCCAGATTTCATGCTCAAAGGTTTTCCATTTTCATTAAGCGGACCCCATGACATAAACTCTACAACATTTTCAATCTGAACATAGTCAGGATTAATAGCAATTACATATCTGTCCAAGTGATCTGCTAAGGTCCTGGAATCAGCATCCCTCGATTGACCTCCTTTAGCCTTACTGAAATTCGTACATTCCAACGAAGCCCAAAGAACTACTTTAGCATTAGGATATAGTTTTCTATATGTTTTGACAATTTCAACTAAAGGTTCGAGGTGAAGCGTTCTGATATCCTCCTCAAAATGATATACTTCCGGATGGTTTTCCCAATGGCTACGGATAGCTTTGTGATCATGGTTGACACATGCTGCAACAATGGCGATTTGATTTCCATCTTTATCTTTCGCTTTTGCAAATCCTGTTGTTGTCCCCCCAGCTCCGCAGAATAGATCAACTACGATGTATCTGATAGCTTCTGGATTCTTAAGTATTTGCGGTGTGAAAGGTTTATGCTGAAGTATAAATGCGTTTATCATCCTTCCACCTCCTTTCCATCAATAGGTAGGGCGAGAGCGACTTTCATGAAGGTTATCCAATGAGTTTTCCCATGCCTTCCTGTCGTATGCCCAAACAATGGCTTAACAACGGTACATTTCAATACCTCGCTTACTTTAACTTGATCTTCGTTCCATTTGAATATCAACACACCATTAGGCTCTAAAACTCTAAAGCATTCTTTAAAACCATCCTTTAACATTGTTGGCCAATCGGTCGGTAGTTTGCCATACTTTTTGGCTAACCATGATGTTTCTCCGACCTTTTCCAAATGTGGCGGGTCAAATACGACGAGTTTAAATGAATTATCTGCGTATGGCATATTTGTAAAGTTGGCCACGACATCGGGCGAAATATTCAATTTTCTCCCATCACATAGGGTGTGTGATTCATTTCTAATATCTTGAAATATGACATTCGGATTCTCTTTGTTGAACCAAAACATCCGACTGCCACAACAGGCATCCAATACCGTTGGCGCGAGTTCCTTTATTGTTAAACTTTCCATTTGGTTGTGGGGGTTATTGTAAAACGTTTCTGTTAATTTCAAGGAGTTCGTCAATTCTGCAAGTGACTGATTTCCCATACTTAGTTTTTAAATGACAGGTATTTCCGTCAATAGCAATCAATCGCCAGACCATTGAGAATTTCTTAGCCCATTTGATGTGGTATTTCCTGCCTATCGTTGGCATTGTGACCTTGTGGGTTTCGTGCTTTTCCATTCTTCTGTGATTTTACGAAGCCAATGACCTCAGTTTCCTTTCCTGTTCTTCTTTCCATGCACTTCGTATTTCCTCGTTGCTACGTGGGTCGTCCAAAGGCACCATTATTAGGAGTTTGTCGGTCACCCTAATAGGGCGTTCTTCTACCTTAGCCTTTATGGCAAACACCTTTTTCCCACCATGAACCTTTGCAAATCCCTTTTCCAGATTAGGTAGGTAATCTTCCCTACGTAACTTCTCCTTGCCCAGATATAGCATCTTACTTGACTTCCTGATCAT